GCCCCCGACGCTTGACGAGAGCGTCGGGGGCGCAACCACCCGGAGGGAGATTGCCATACCTTTATTATATTATCACCTCCGGGAAGAAAATGCAAGGGGCCTCGGCCCTACGCCCGAAAGGCGGTTTTTGATATGCAACGAGTGAAACGACGCACATTCTCGGGGGTCGTTTGCGAGCAGGAAGTTTATAACGTCCCGGATCGGATCAAGAGCCTCGAAAAGGCGGAGCCCCGCCCGCGCTTCAAAAATGAGGAGGAGCGGGAACTCCACAGGATCGGCATTTCGCGGCGGAAACACGCTCGCCTCATAAATGAGAATTACGGTCCTACCTCATTATATAGCACCCTCACGCTCGACAATGAGAGCGAAGTACATACATTCGACGAGGCCCGTCGTATTCGCGACCTCTACGTCCGGCGCCTGAAATACCACGCGCCCGACGCGAAGATCAATATTTACATGGGCCGCGGCAAGACGACTTTCCGTATACATTTTCACATGATTTCCGAGGGCGTCTCGGAAAAGCTGATCCGCGATCTTTGGGGCCTCGGTGACGTGTTGAGGATCGAGCACCTCAGAGAGCACAATTATTATAATGGTGTAGACTATGGCCGCGATTATACGGGCCTCGCAAATTACCTTTTCGACCATTGGACGCCGGAGCAGGGCGGCCACCGCTGGAAACAGACGAAGAACCTCAAGCGCCCGGAGCGCGAGGAGCCGACCGTCGTAAAACGGAACTACTCGACGACGCGCCCTCCTCGCCCGCCGAAAGGCTATGTTTTAGTCGAGAGTAAAGAAACTCAATGGGGCTACCTCTATTTTAAGTATGTGTTGACGCCGCCGAAGCATGAGCGGCGCCGAAAACGACCGATTGAGTGATCGGCCTTTTATGGCCTTGTAAATGCGTAAAGTTTGGGAACGAAGCCCAGGGAAAGGAGTGCAAGCTATGAATATTAACGAGCTCGCAAAGGAAGTTCACGAGAACGCGGTCAATCATGGGTGGTGGGAAAAGCCGCCCTCTCTCCCGGAGGCCCTTTGTCTGATCCATGCCGAGCTGTCCGAGGCTCTCGAGGAATACAGAAACGGGAGCCCTCTCGTCTATGGGACGTGTGCGCTCTCGCCGGACGATTGCGATTTTGCCCTCACTTGTGAGAACGTGGGCCACCCTGACGCCGGAGGGGAAAAGGCCGGAGCCTGCAAGCCGGAGGGGATCGCGGTCGAGCTGGCCGACGTGATCCTCCGAACCCTCGACCTCATGGCCGCGCTCGGGGTAGACGTTGACGCCGTTGTCATGGCAAAACACCGCTACAACCTCGGACGCGAATACCGCCACGGAGGGAAACGGATATGATAAATTATTTCAAAGCCGCCGAGAGATTGCTTGCACAGCGCGGAAACCTTGAGCAAGCACTCGAGAACCTCGGGCGGCGGCGTGAGCTTGCCTCCACTCAGGCAAAGGCCGAGAGAGATAATATCAAGCCTCGGCCCTATGCCTCGAGCGGCGGTATCAACGCGCACACCTCCGCCCGCCTGGAACTGGCCGAGATAAACCGGGAGATCGTAGCCACCCGGAGCACAATAGCGGAGATCGACCGCGTCCTCGCTCAACTGGACGACGCGGACGCCGAGCTCCTCCGCGCCTGGTATATCGAGCACAAGAGTAAAGAGCAGATCGCGGACGAGCTCTCGTATAGCTCCAAGACGTCGATCTATGATCTCAGGAATAAGGCCGTCGCGGCCTTTGCGGTTTTGTACTATGGGGCGGGGGCTCTCGCCTCCATTTAGCCGCGCCCGGAAAATTGAAAAAAGTCTGTACGGACAAGACCGCGCCCTTGTGTTACGCTGGTAACGTGAAAGAGGGCGGGAAAGCCCGTCGCCGTGCGCCCTTTTCTGCCGAGGCCTTGCGCTCTATGCGTGAGGCCGCCCGAGGCCGGGAGGGGCGCCTCTTTCACACCATTTGGAGGCGAGCGTTTGAGAGAGTTTGCACGAGGTTTTTATCTCTCGAAAGAATGGCGCCGCACTCGTGCTTATATCGTGGCCCGGGATCATGGCCTATGCGTGAAGTGTGGGCGCCCCGGAGAGATTGTCCACCACAAAGAGCACTTGACGCCGGAGAACATCAACACGCCGGAGATCGCGCTCGGTGAGAATAATCTCGAGTTACTTTGCCGGGATTGCCACGCCATCGCCCACGCCTCCGACCTACCCACAGATCGCGGCCTCATGTTCGACGAGGAGGGAAACCTTGTCGAGCGTGAGCTTTTGTCATAAGCACAAGAACGAGCGACGGCGGCCCGCACAGATCGCAGACGCAGAAAGTACACCTCTCCGCAACCCCCACGCCTCCCGGGTTATCCACAAGCGCCACGGGAAATGTGGACAAAAAAGCGAAGCGGCGGAAATGAAACACGATCCGCGGCGGAGTTCCGGCCTCGAGGCCCTCCCCCCACCTCGACACCCCGGGGGATAGCCATTCCGAACCGCTTTCCACCCTCGTTTAGAACCCCCCGGGCGCATACATAAGGGGGGGTATAGCACAAAAAGAGAGGAGGTCACACATCTAATGGCAAAATCAAAAATCCCCTATGAAAGCCTCTCTATCTCCGACAAAATCGAGGTAAAAAGAAAGAAAATTCAGCGTCTTTTCCGTGATCTACCCGCCGAAAGAAAGCAATTTGCGGACGGCCTGATCTATCAATTTGCCGTTACGACCGTCACTCTCGAGCGCATCGTCGAGGAGATCAACGCGGGCGATCTGATCGAAGATTTTAAGCAGGGCGCCCAGCAGTTACGCCGCGAAACCCCGGCCCTCAAGAGCTACAATACGACGATCAAGTCGTTTACCTCCCTCTCGAAAAGCCTCCTCGACCTCCTCCCGGAGAAAACTCAGAAACAGGCCGGAGAGGAGCTTATGAATTTCGCCACGAAGCCCGCGGGAGCTGGTAAGCGGTGAATTACATTCTCGAGTATTGGGAGGCAATCGAGAGCGGAAAGGTAGTCACCTCCCGGCGCGTCCGTGCCGTTTACGAGCGCCTCGCCCGGGAAATCCGCGAGCCCGATCCGGCCTCTCCGTACTATTTCGACGAGGACGTCGGCGAGCGCCCGATCCTATTCGCGGAGCGGTTTTGCAAGCAGTCTCAAGGCGTGATCGGCGCCCCTCTCAAGCTCGAGCTTTTCCAAAAGGCCTATATTCAAGCCCTTTTCGGTTTCCTTGAGCGGGAGACGGGTTTCCGCAGATACCGCGAGACAATGTTTCTTGTGGGCCGTAAAAATGGCAAATCGACACTCCTCGCCGCGATTGCGCTCTATATGCTGATCGCGGATTATGAGGGCGCGGCGGAAATCTACTCCGTCGCCACCAAACGAGACCAGGCGAAAAAAGTCCTCACCGAAGCTATAAACATGGTGAAGCAGTCGCCGGAGCTCCGGGCCGTCCTGAAAAAGCGGCGGAATGATCTCTATTTTCCGGCCACGGCCTCGACCTTTGAGGCCCTCGCCTCGGACTCTAACACCCTGGACGGCCTGAATTCTCACGCCGTAATCATTGACGAGCTCCACGCGATAAAGGATCGCGGCCTCTACGAGGTTATGAAACAGTCCACCTCCTCGCGCCGCCAACCGCTCGTCGTGATGATTACCACCGCGGGCACCGTCCGCGAGAGCGTTTTTGATAGCCTCTATGAGATCGCTTGCAGAATTGCGGACGGCGAAATGGAGGAGCCGACTTTCCTCCCGATCCTCTACGAGCTGGACGCCCGCGAGGAGTGGACAGACCCGACCAAATGGCAAAAGGCAAACCCGGGCCTCGGGACGATCAAGAAGTATAAGACCCTCGCTGACTTTGTCCAGCGGGCGAAGAACAGCCCCGACGATCTCCCCGGCGTCCTCTGCAAGGATTTCAATATCCGGGAAGTGTCGGCGGCGGTTTGGTTATCTTTCGACGCCATCAAGAGCGATCTCCGTTTTGAGTTCCAGGACGTCTATAACACCTACGCCCTCGGCGGGTGCGACCTCTCGGCCACGACCGACCTCACCGCGGCAACGCTCCTCATACGCAAGCCGGGAGACCCGATTGTCTATGTTCTGCAACAATATTTCCTCCCTGAAAAGCGCGTCGCACACCTCGAGGAGAAGAACACCAACGAGGCCCCATATCGAAAATGGGCCGACCGCGGCCTCCTCACAATCTGCCCGGGAAACCGCGTCAATTATTCCGACGTCACGGCCTGGTTTTGCCAAATGCGGGACGAGTACAAAATCGACTGCATAAAAGTCGGCTACGACCGGGCCCTCGCGGGTTATTGGGTAGACGAAATGAAATCGAACGGTTTCGACATGGAGGCCGTCGCCCAGGGCCCCTATACATGGAGTCAACCCATGCGGGAAATGGGCGCCGCTCTCGAGGGGAAACAGGTCAATTACAACGGAAACCCTATGCTCGTATGGTGCTTGACGAATACGGGCGTCAAAAAATCGGGCCTCAACAACATTCAGCCCGTAAAGATCACCGAAAAGCGCAGGATCGACGGTATGGTCTCGCTCCTCAACGCCTGGACGATCTACGTCAAGTATTACGAAGATTTCATGTATAACGTGGGGTGAAAAAATGAACATTCGAGGCCTATTTCAAAGCATTTTCGGGAAACGCCCCACGGGCGACGGAGGCTCAAACCTCCCGGCGTTTCGGCTCCTCTCCTCTTTCGACTCGAGCTTTACGCCGTTCTCCGGGCGGGCCTGGGATATTGCGACCGTCCGCGCCGCGGTGGACGCCTGGGCGCGAAACGCGGCCAAAATCCAGCCGAGGCACATTCGACGGGCGAGCGGGCGCCGCGAGGATATGTCCGACTACATAAACCGCCTTTTGCAGAGCAAGCCCAACCCGTATATGACGGCCTACGCCTTTTATTACCGGGTGGCCGCTCAATTTGCGGTTTACAACAACGCCTTTATTCTGCCCGTATTCGACGGCGGAAAGCTCACGGCCCTTTACCCGATCAACGCCTCCCGCGTCGATCTCGTCGAGTACATGGGCCAAATGTACGCCCGTCTCACCTTTGCCACGGGCTCGGTCTATACCGTCCCCTACGAGCAGATTATCCACCTCCGCCGTCACTATCTCGATAACGATATTTTCGGCGACAACAACACGCCGTTGACGCCCACCCTCGAGACCGCGGACTCGTTCAACAAGAGTATGAGCAAGTTTGCAAAGCTCGTCTCAGTGATCCGCGGCATACTCAAGGCGAACAGCGTCACCAAACAGGAGGATTTGAACAGCCGCCGCGACGACTTCATTCGAGATAACCTCCGCATGGAGACGAACGGCGCGGGCGTGATCGTCATTGATAACAAGTACGAATATACGCCCATCACGCAAAAGGAAACGCCCCTCCCGGTCGGACAACTCGAGTTTGTGCGGCGGGAGATTTACGACTATTTCGGCGTGAATGAGGACATCGTTCAGAACAAGGCCGACGCCGAAAAAATGGACGCCTTTTATCGCGGCCAGCTCGCCCCGTTTTATATGCAACTGGCCCAAGGCCTCACAAATGCCCTCTTTACGGAGCGGGAGCAGGGTTTCGGAAATGAGATCGTTTGCGAGCTGGATCGTATTCAGTTTGAAACCCTCGACAAGCGCGTCTCGGCGGCTCAGTTCTTGACAAATATCGGCGCCGTCTCCCTGGATCAAGTTCTCGATATTTTCGGCTTCCCACCCATCGGCGGCGAGGAGGGCGCCCGCAGGGTGCAGACGTTGAACATGGTAAACGCCGATATTATCGACAAATACCAGCTCGGGAGCACGGGCCAGACGACGGAGACCAACCCTCCGCCCGACGATCCGCCGAAAGACCCCGAGCCGACAGAGCCGAAAACAGGAAAGGAGGGGCAGTAAATGCCTATCAAGAAAGGCCGAGAATATAGAGCCTTGCAAGATTTCTCCCTCATTCCACGCGAGGGAGAAAACGACGCATATCGCGTCCGTGGTACGGCGGTAGTGTTCGACTCCCCGACGTGCCTTTATGAGTATGACGGAGTCAAATATTACGAGGTGATCGACCGCCACGCCTTTGACGGGTGCGATATGTCCGACGTGATTATGAATTATAACCACGGCGGAAAGGTGGTCGCCCGCCTCCGTAATAAGACTCTGAGCCTCAATATCACCGACCGCGGCGTCGATATGGAGGCCGATCTCTCCGGCACCGCCGCGGGCCGCGAACTCTACG